TCACTCCAACAATTGTTCATGTTCCCAAGGGAAATAAATATAAAAGGATCGAAGCGCCTTGTGGTTATTGTTGGGCTTGTCTCAAAAATAAACAAAACGACCTGGTCGCCAAAGTTCTTATGGAACTCCAAACCTGCGACTGGTCGTTCGTCGCTACTTTCACCTACGACGACAAAAAATTACCGCAAGGCGACAAATCCGCCCAAAACATTAACAAGTACCACTTTAAAAAACTCTGTGCGCACATGAGAAAATTCTCTAATTTCAGATATCTTGCGGCCGGAGAATACGGCAAACGCAAACGCCGCGCGCATTTCCATGCCGCATTCTTTGGCGTCGGTCAAAAACCGGATATCCTCACACTAAAAACCCGTGGCCAATGGAAATACTGGCCGCACGGGTTCTCATATTTCGACGAACTCGATGCCCGAAGCGTCGAATATATCGCGAAATATCTAACAAAACAACGGCGGGCAAAGACCGACGAACATCAAGAGACAGAGTGGGTTACTTACTCAAAATACCCACCGCTTGGAATAAATTTCATTTTAAAACTAGCTGACCAATACGTGGACGAGAGAGTGTTCCCCAGAACATTCCGAGTAAATCCACAGGGCTCTAATCTCTTAAACCGCCGCATGCAAATCAGCGGCGTATCACAAAATCTCTTTCTCGAACGTATTTTCACACAATGGCCAGAAGCCATAAACCATCAAAAAACAGAATGGATGCAAAACGCTCAATCTCGTTGGGCGAAATGGCGGGCTAAAGAAAATTGGGCAAAAATGACCAACAAGGAACAAATCGAGGAACTAAAAGCGTCTTTTAGGACGCTACCCTACAGAGAACCCTTGACAGAGAAAGAAAAACAATGGGAAGAATACAAATATACCGATGAATATTGGGATTGGGCAAAATGGCTAGACGGAATCAACAAAGAACGCGCAACCCAAGAGCGCCCGAACCGCGTCCAGTAACATCAGCCGCGAAGCGCCACCAAACCCCAACTCGTTCTTCCACTAAACAAATTCAGGGAACCTATCGCAAGATCGGTACCGTGAATAAATCAACACTATCGACCGAGTTGACTATCTCGGAACCGATAGAGAGGGGTGGCCCAAACAAAGCTGTAAAAACAGCGACCGCGACAACTCCCGTCACGCGAAAAAAATGTAAGGGCCGCCCCAAGTCAAACAAATCGAAAGGGGGCGGTTCACGCTCCTTTGTAAAATGGTGTTCATAAAAATGCCCGACGAAAAAAGTCTTACCCTCTTAGGGGGGCTGATCGCCATTGGCTTATTGACTTGGAACACCTCGACGACTTATGACCTGTCAATTGACATAGCGTCATTAAAAGCGGACCTTATGGGCCGCGTAACTCGCCTAGAAACTACAACCGAAAAACATCTAAACCGGAAGGAACATCAACAATGAAAGCAATCTTATCCCCGATAGCTCGCCGTATAGGAACCTTATCAGGCGGCTTGCTACTTGGCGTCGGAATGACCGAAAGCGACGCTTCGTTAGCCGTCGCAGGAATAACCGCCGTTGCACTCTTTGCAATGGACCTGGCACTGTCACGCTTCAACTTTTTGAGGTTCTAAAATGCTAGGCGCAATTATTGGTGGACTAGCGTCTGTCGCTGGTTCAATCCTCTCGAAACCTTCTAGGGTTTCAGGACAACAATCTACTCTTGAAGCCGCCGCTGGCGCTGTCGAAGCACAGGAAAAATACGGCATTAACGCGCTTGAACTTATTCGAGCCGGTTCCGCCGGAATGTCCTCCGGCTCGAAACCGCGTGTCGGGTCAACTGCAATGCTTCAACAAGGCTTCGACCAAATATCAAACGTCCTGACAGGACGCGAAGCGCAACAAAATGCAAGGGACGCCGTTCAGGATGAACTTGCAAAAATAACACTCGAACAAAAAAAAGCGGATCTGGCCATAACAGGCAATCGGCTTTCGAGAATGGTATCACCCACAGCCCAAAATATGGGGCTTGGACAAAGACACATCAACACCGATCAAGGCCAAAAACATCTGGCCGAAATTGCAAAACCAACACCCATTAAACTCAATGCAGAAGGACAAACTGTCATTGATACCGATGTAACCGACGGAGGCACAGGAAAAACAATAAAACCAATCGAAAGCGTAGTCGTTAAAAGCGGGCGCACTGTCGACGTAGTAGCAGGCCCCGAACTCGACGAAATGATCACTGGTGCCGCTATCAGCGCAATAGACAACACCCGTGAAAACGGGCTGAAAAGTATGCGTCTGCCAGGTTTCCATCCAAAAGAACTTTGGCACGGTAAAAAGGACTTTGAAAAAATCAAAGAATACGATGCCATGCCACCCGTGGAATGGCCAAGCAGTTTCAGCCACAGAAAACCACTAGGATGGGACAACTGGTCAAATACCAAAAAAATGAACCATATTATGATTTTCAAAAAAACAACGACAAGGAAATAAACAATGTCAAACACAATTCGGCAATCTCAAGCACCAATGCCATATTCAAGAACTCGACGCATGGACAATTGCTCGGTTCTAACCTCTGGCGACGCTGGCGTAATTATTCCAGTATCAATCGCTCCGCTTCATCGCGGCGATAGCGCCTCTGGCCGCATTATGATCAACATGGAATTGGCAGAAATGCCACGGCCACTTGAAAACGCAGTCGTCGGACGGGTACAAAGCTGGTTTATCCCGCGCCCGTCACTGCCGCACTTTAGCGGACTAGACGAATACACTCACGCTTTCCATGGCAAAAATATCACTCAACTCGGAGCCGCTGGCCGAACTCCCCCGTCTCTTTACGATACGGTTGGCACTGGCGCTATTGCCGCCGCCCAATCCTCGGAGTTTTTCAAATCTCTCGGAATTTCATTGGTTGCTTCAACTGCAATCAATACCGATTACATTGACGCGTACAACGTCGTCTGCAATTTCCGCCGCGCGGCATATTCTAGCAAAACCACGCGTTACGATTATTACCAAGAAAACGCCACAACGGCGCTCGAACTTAAACCCGCGTTCTGGCCCAGAAACCGGATGCACAATGTCGTGCCCGACTATGAACAAGCTCTTGTTATCGGGTCACTCGACCTCGATGTGACCTCTGGGTCAATTCCGGTTTCCGGTTTGGGCGTATTCTCTGGTTCCAACGCCTCGACCAATGCAAATATCAAAAAAACTGGCGGCGTTACCCAAGCCACTGGCGAATGGTTCGGCGGCACTGCACTGACCGCCGAAGAAGACCCAGACAATGCCAACTTCCCGAAGATCCTAGTGGAAATGGCTGGCGAGGTTATCGGCACATCTCTAGCCGATATCGACAAGGCCAGAACCACTCAAGCCTTTGCAAAAGCTCAAGCCGCTATGGCTGGTAATGATTATTCCGGCTTCAACAATGACGACGTGATAATCTCCGAACTAATGCAAGGCTTCGTTGTACCGGAAGAACTCTTTAACCGTCCGTGGTTGCTCGACAATAAAACGGTGCAATTCGGCATGCAGGAACGCCACGCAACCGATGCCGCGAACCTTGACGATAGCGTCACAATCGGACGCGCCTCTACATCGCTTTCAATCAACGTACCTCGTGCGGAATATGGCGGCGTTATCCTCACAACAATTGAGGTTATGCCGGAACGGCTCTATGAACGCCAATCCGACGAATACATTTACTGTACGACGGTCGACGACCTTCCAAACGCTCTGCGCGATCTTCAACGAACGGAGCCAGTCGATATTGTTATCAATCGACGCATGGATACTGCTCACACAACTCCAGCCGGCACTTTCGGCTATGAGCCAATGAACTCCAAATGGCAGAGAGAATTTACCCGCCTCGGCGGCGAATTCAGGCAACTAACACCCGGCACACCGTCAACAATTGCGCGGACGGCAATTTGGCAACCAGATATCGTTGACCCTGCGTTTACGTCGGACCACTACGAATGCCCACACCCGTTCCCACAGGACGTCTTTAGCGTCCCATCAAACGACATTGTAAATATTTCTGTTGTTCAACAGATCACAATTGTCGGTCACACCCAATTCGGCGACGAGCTTGTCGAGGATAACGGCGAATTTCTAGCCATAGAAGCGGAGCAACTATAATGCAAAAAATCAATCCAGCCGAACGGCTAAACTTTGCCTCTGGCAAAACAAACGGGTTTCTACCGGAAACCCAAATCAACACGGTTTACCTGGAAGCCCCTGCGGCTCTCTACGTAACCTACGGCGACACAACACCGGAATTAATCGGTTACGGAACCGAATTCAAATTCCAACTCGACCGCATAGAAGCGGTTCGTATCTGGTCAACTGTCAAAGGTGTCGCAATCGTCAAACCAATCGACGTCTACGAAAGTGCTGGCGAGGTGTTTACCAACTTCGACAAACGACCGTCAATGTCGCCACTTGAGCAAAGTGTCACACTGGCTCTGCGACGTCTGAAACAGAAGGAGCGCGAACTTGACAAACGCCTGACCACACCAAAACCGCAAACAACACCGGAACCAACACCGGAACCAACACCGGAACCAACACCGGAACCAACACCGGAAACAACACCGGAAACATAATTAAAAAGGGCGGCGATCGCCGCCGCCCTAACAACTGACGGGAAAAAACATGAAACATATAAAAACGACAATCGCCGCACTAATGGCTCGGGCACGAGCATCTCGCGGCTATAAACCAGAAATCAATTTTTTCGACGACATGCCACAACAAGGCATGATCTTGGACGAGATCAAACAGTACAAAGTCCATAAAGACTTTTTCACTTCAACAAGACAATTGCGCTACCATGAACGCGCAAATTGGGCAGGAACGGACCCACACATTAAAGCCTTCGCGGGTTATCTCTGCGAGGCACTGCGGGAAAAAGAAATTCCTATGTACTGTCATACCGCCTATCGCTCGCCTGCTCTGCAAAAACATCTAAAAGCCTCTGGCAACTCAACCCTAAATTCAGGACCTCATCAAAGAGGTGCCGCCGTGGACATAGTCCACAGCCTCTATCACTGGCGCATGTCGAAGGACATGTGGCAATACATAGGCGATCTGGGTCATGAAATAATTAGCCGCAAATCCCTACCCATGGAATGGGGCGGCAATTTCAAATCTCTCTATGACCCTGCTCACTGGCAACTTAAGGAGTGGCGGCAAAAGCCAATAATCGACCCGATTATTCCTGAGCAAATCACGCCCTATTCACTTAAAAAAGGAGCGCGTTAATGTATAACCGCGAAAAACAAAAACTCGATTTTATCGATTTAACCGCCAAAATGGACCTAAAACTACTCGTTCACTGTCAAGCGATGCTTGCCGACCATATAAATAATGTCGTGCAATATATGTTATTGCAACACAACAGGAACGTGAAAAACAATGGTGACAATACTCTACACAAAAAAGAACAGCCTCTACCTACAACTAGGCTGTGATTGCTACGACGAAACACGGGATGCACGAACATTTAAAGGTTCTAATCCTGTAATTGCGCACCCGCCCTGTAGGGGGTGGGGACGCCTTCGTCATTTATCAAATCACAAACCAAGCGAACTTCTCTTGGCGTATCATGCTTTAGGCGTGGTACGCAAAAACGGTGGAGTGCTCGAACATCCTAACGGCTCTATACTATTTAGAGAGGCAAATCTCCCCTTACCTGGGGGATTGCCGGACGAATATGGTGGCCGAACAATACAAGTATATCAAGGCCACTACGGGCACCGAGGCCCAAAAAATACACTGCTCTACATCGTTGGATACAACGAACTATCACATAACAAAAGAGCGCCTCCTGTAATAAAAAATGTGGCTAACATGTCAAAAGCAGAACGAGAGGCAACGCCTCTTGAGTTCTGCAAATACCTAATAAACATTGCTTCAAAATGCTGCACTACGGTTGAGTAAACGAAACCAAACCTTGAGCTGCATCTTCTAAGCAAATTCTGGACGCCATCGGTGCAAGGAAATGCCAGACCGCCACAATCGGTGCCGGAGGCACGGACTATACGGAACAATCCCAAAAACAGTCGTTAAATAACCACTCAGCCGGTTATACCGTCACTTCGTGCGCGGTGGTTATAAAACAACGACCTATCACTGACCAACCAAAAAATTCTTGCAATTTTTTGGTTGGTCAGACACTACCTTGTTACCGTGTCTATATTAGGGAAACTCATGTGCATCACTCCAACAATTGTTCATGTTCCCAAGGGAAATAAATATAAAAGGATCGAAGCGCCTTGTGGTTATTGTTGGGCTTGTCTCAAAAATAAACA